TAAGACGGTTTTCGTTTCAGAGGATTGTTCAAAGGTACGTCTGCGCCCTTTAGCTTCACAGGCTTCAAGGTGCTTTAACTGCGCATAGTCGGCTTTATAGACAAAGATATCCCGATAATTTCCCCGAGCAATCTGTTTAAGCGTTCCCCGTTTAATCTCACGGCAGACCGCCGAGTAAGATTTATTCAACCTGCGGGCAATATCGGCTTTGCTTACCTTTTCTTCCAACCAATTTTCAATTTTATACCGTTCACGTTCTGTCAAATGCTGTCCCATGATCGTTACCCCCTATAACGTACAAAACAATATTTTAACACAAAATGATCAGGCCAGCGGCGCTGATCCGAGCCGGTAAAGGCGTTTTTCAAAAGCTTAACTGTTCAAACCCATCAATCTTTTCATCCTCAACAGGTTTTTCCCTTGTGAAATGCTTGATGTTATAAATCCGCCTGCAAAAGGCCTCCCAGGTTTCCGGGTACTGCTGCTGAATGAAATCATACTGACAGGTCAGCGGAATGTTCGAAATGATATAGACCTTGGTGTAGCAGGCAATCTTATTCAGGTAGCGGCAGGGAAGTTCCAGCGGGTAACGGTCTAAATAGTTGAGCATTTCCTGAATCTTCAGGGAGCTTCTGAACTCCTCGAAAATCACGACATCCTGACCTTTGTAACTGTCAAAAGGATGATCATAGTCTGTGATGCGGTACACATTTTCATAACCGTATTGATCCATGACCGACCGTGTTTTTCCGGTTCCCGTTTCGCCCCAGATATAAGTGACTTCTAAATCCCTTAAAACGTTTTTGAATTTCTCCTCCTTGACAATCTGCCGTGCCCGCTCAATCTTATCAATGTGCATCATGTAAGCCGGGTTCTCCTCGATGATGTCAAAGTTTGACAAGCCCTGCTTAATCATGTCATACAGGTCAATGAGGTCATTTCTTTGGCCTTGACGCTCAACAGGCATATCGCCAAATTCCTCATGGGTTTCCGGTAAATTGGTTTCTTTCTTTTTGTCCTTTTCCCATTTGCCTTCCTTGAAAATATAATCCCGGTTTTCTTTACTGGTGCCCTTAGCCATCTCAAAATGGGCACGTTCAAACTTTTTCTTGATGGTGGAAAAGCGAACGGCATCGGAGCAGGCCATAAAAATATGGGTATGATAAGTACCCGTTTCGCCAATCTCATCACTTAAGCACCAATACACACAGCTTTTAAAGGTGCCCAATTGTTCTCTGATCCGCTCGTGGGTAAAGCCCTTTTCCTTGGGATTATTGATGGTTATCTGCCACTTTCTAGAGCGTGTATCTTTCATTTTTCCCCCTTTTTGTCACAGAAGTTAAACTGTCACAGAAGTTTGTCACAACATTGTCACAAACCTGTTCATTGTTTACAATGGCTTTAAACCACTGTTTTCACGATTTTGTCACAAGTCACAGAGGTGCGCTAAGGTAATACTAGCTTAGCGCACCTACACCGGATTGTTAATTTACAGCATATGTATAATCTCAATGGTCAACAAGAATACCGTACCAATCAGACACAGCATAATAGCGATAAAGGCCATCATTTCCGTGACATAGTGCTTTGATTGAAGATACTTTACCGGGACGAGTAAATAGGCCAGATAAGCCAGCAGGGACAGGAAAAAGGCAATCCCGCAGATAATGACAGGGATGTATTTAATGTTCATTTTAAACCTCTCAAAGTTTCAATTTGTTATAAAGATATTTAATCCAAAAGACAACCGCCCAGACAAAGTAGGCGAAGATGAACAGGGCTAACAGGATGTCAAACACATTTAATCCACCTCCAATAGCTGCTTTAAGCTGGTTTTCTGCTGTTCCAGAGGGCTTTTGCCCTTCTTAAGTTCTTTCATGAGCTGCATGGTGTCATAGCTGTGACGGATTTTATTGTAGGCCACAAAGTTATAACGCCATGCCCGGTGTCTTTTTCTTGCGCCGCGGTCTGCCTTTTCATCATTGGCGAGGTACTCGGCGGTGTTAAAGGCCTTGTTGAAAATCCATCGGCCAAAGAACAGGGATTTACATTCGATCACAAAGTTGGTTTGTTCTCTTAGCTTTTTATCGACTCTTGTAAACACCTGGGCACTGGCCACGATCTGCTTGTGAAGCTTTCTCTGTTGGCTGATGTAGTCTAACATGTTGTCCGGGCAGTCCTGCCATTTCTGAGACGCAAAGGTCAGGTGGATTTCATCAAAGCCAAAGATGATGCCGTCCTCACCGTTATCGTAGTCAATGAGGTCCTGCCAGCTGGTAATCTTACCGTCCGCGTATTTGTAGTTGAAATTCGTATAGATTTTAAGTTTGGGGTATTTTTTGTGCATGCGGTTTAAATACTCAACCATGGAGATGGTTTTACCGGAGCCACCAAGACCGCAGTAGAGCCAGAAGCCAAAGCCCCGGAACTTCTTTTTATCGAGCTTAATAAAATCGACAATGCCCAGAAAAAGGGCGATCAAGGGTTTAAATTTCATCATGTAAAAGATAAAGAAAATGGTAAAGGCGATAAAAGGGATAATATAATTCATAGGGTTTCTCCTTTTATTTTTTTGTTTATTTTGTGTTTGATGCGCGCTGATCAGAGTGGACAAGGGGCGGGACAAAGTATCAGCGGTTAAAAATGAGTGCTTATACTTATAATTTCTGCCAATGGCGGAAGGACAGAGGATGTGACCGATGCGTGAGCGCCGACTGAAACAAGCGCAGGTGTACTGCCGCCGTGACGGTGGCCGGGTGGTTACGGTGAAAGGGGACGCGGAGCGTAACACCCGATGCACACCGCGTGCCTGCCCATGAAGGGCAGACGCGCGGAGTGTGCTAAAGGAGCTGCAACACTGCCGAGATGATGGCACAGACCACCCAGACCGTCAGAATGATGCCGGAGCAGGCCAGGAAGATATCTAAGGGAATGTAGTGGCCAATGACGGCGCAGTAGTCGGTGAGGTTGTCAAAGACGGTCATGACGTCGGGCGGAAGCTCGACCTTTGGAAAGGCGCCGACCATTCCGGCGACCAGACTGTAAAGCCAGTTATACAGGCCGAATTTTTCGAGCATGGTTTAATCCTCCTTTTTACGGCTATTGCCACTGCCACCGCCGGAATTGTTATCGGTGTAGGCTTGTCCAGTTCCAACACGAATGCCAATGCCAAAGACGTTGGAGACCATGGCGAAGCAGGCCAGAGCGGTGACGACTTTAAAGAGCAGGCCGACCCCGTGCTTGACCTGTTCTCTGGCGGGCTCGTACCAGTCCAGGGTGATCTGTTTGGTAGAGCCATCAAGATAGGGATAGTAGATGATCAGGGGCCTTGTCTCAACGGTGATCTTGTTCAGTGCGGTATTCATCTGGTCCACGATGGGAAAGACCTGTGGTATCTGCTCAATGATGGGTGTTGCGATGCTTTTTCCCTCGGGGATCGCGAAGAAGTCCGGGATGGATAAGGCAAAGTCGGCAATGTTGGTTAAGGGAACTGAGATCGAGCCCGTTAAAGCGTCAATGCCGGATTGAACCGTTGCGTCGATCCCGGTCAAGGCATCGGTGATATTGCCGAAGATTTCTTTACTACCGTCAAAGACGTCCTGGGCGGTGGCGGTGATCCCGTCGATGATGGTGTCAATGGCGGTCTTAACGCCTGCTTCGATGCCGTCAAGGGATGGATTGCCAAGGCCGAGGAGGGCGAGGAGGGCGGAGAGCCAGGGCATGTCAATGTCTTCTGGTTTATCCGGGATGTCTGGGGTATCGGGGTCTTCGACTTCAGAACCGGTATAGCTGGGGTCGATCACGAGGTCTTCTCCGGTTGGAATGTCGTAGGGTAATGGCGGGGCGAGAACAAGGTCGCTGGTGCCGTCCCAAGTATTTATGTTATTGATGATGGTTTGAGGGAGGACAGTGGGGATAGTAATGTTTTCACGTTCAGATAGATGCGATATAGAAGTATCAAAAACAGCATTACCATAAAATCCTAAAACTGACAAAATAGAAGCAGTTCCCTTCATCGTTTGCGTGTTCATAAGCTTATTAAACGAATAAAGCTGACCAGCAGAAGTAACCCTAGAATTATCGCCATAAGCAAAATAGTTATCCTCTCCAATGAGAACTAATCTAAAAGGAAAACCACCAGTTTGTGAAGATGGAAGAGTAGGATCATAATATGTAAGTCTATAAGAAACATTATTTATATTTTCACAAGTCCAATATTGACTCGAATAAGAATATACAGAATAAACAGCATAACCATAGGAAGCACCAACAAAAGTACAACCTCCTAAAGAAGTGTTCACAGCATCCAGTTCTTTTTCAGGAAATAAAGTCCCTTGCATCGCTTGTAGAAACGCATAAATCACTCCACCCGTAGCCAATGCCTTAATCTTCGCAGACTCCGTTCCGGCGGCAATGGCAGAGCCTAGTTTGTTGGCTTGGTCGATGGCACCAGCGCCAGCAGCAACTAAAAGGCCTTGGGCGGTTTGTTGTATGGCATCGAGTTGAGGGGCTGTTACAGTGTAATCTCCGGAAATATCGCCTTGAGATGCCAAAGCAGTAAGGAGTATACCAACAATTGCAGTAACAGCTATACCAGATAAAACAAACTCAGCCCTTACCTTTCGTATATTTGCAAAAGGAGATACTGCAATAAAAAATGATAGTAAAATAGCAATAATACGAAGATTAATACTCTTAGTTTTTAATATTTCCAA